GACGAAGTTCACCGCATCCAGAAAACGGGCGTAAACCTTACGCCGGACCACCGTTCCGCCGACCAGACTCTGCATATCTTCCGCCATCCCGGTGACCATACCGTACAGGTTAGAAACCGTCAGCGTGGGGCGCGTACTGGTGCCTTTGCCATTCAGTTCAAAACCGCTCCCCTGAATGGGATACGGCTGATACTGTCGCCCCTGCCAGGTGACCGGCTCACCTTTTTCGTTCTGCTCATTACAGAAAAAATAACGTTCTCCACCGACCTCTGTCAGGTCGATTTCCCAGAGCACCACGCTGGCCGACTGCTCCGCACGGGTGCATTCATTCAGTGTTTCCTGCCGGATATCCTGCATCAGTTCACCACCTGTTCAAACTCTGCGCTGAACTCAACACGCAACATACTGACCCGCGACGACCATTTTGCGCAGGTCACCTTTATCTGCCGCCACTCATAAGGCGGCGTCCACAGAAAGGATTTCCAGCCCCCGTGCTCTTCCAGAAACGACTCCAGTACCGTGGCCTCCTCACGGGGGACAGAAAGCGTCACGCTGTACGTTTTCAGGTTGGCATTCAGCCCGGCAGGCGCTCGCTGAGAATAGCCATCACCAAAGCGCACCTTTCTTACAGAAGGGACCGAAGCCACATCCATACCGGGTTTCACTTTCCAGCGGAAGGTCTTCATCGTCCACCTCCGGAGAACAGGCCACCATCGCGCATCTGCCCGGTCACAACATCCATTGCCGCCTTACGGGCTACGTCATAAACAGCCTTCAGCGCCTGTGGCCCTATCTGCCCGTTCGTGCCGTCGTTGTTAATCACCACATGGTTATTCTGCTCAAACGTCCCGGACGCCTGCGACCGGCTGTCTGCCATGCTGCCCGGTGTACCGACATAACCGCCGGTGGCATAGCCGCGCATCAGCCGGTAAAGATTCCCCACGCCAATCCGGCTGGTTGCCTCCTTCGTGAAGACAAACTCACCACGGTGAACAATCCCCGCTGGCTCATATTTGCCGCCGGTTCCCGTAAATCCTCCGGTTGCAAAATGGAATTTCGCCGCAGCGGCCTGAATGGCTGTACCGCCTGACGCGGATGCGCCGCCACCAACAGCCCCGCCAATGGCGCTGCCGATACTCCCGACAATCCCCACCATTGCCTGCTTAAGCAGAATTTCTGTCATCATGGACAGCACGGAACGGGTGAAGCTGCGCCAGTTCTGCTCACTGCCGGTCAGCATCGCCGCCATATTCTGTGCAATACCATCAAAGGTCTGCGTGGCTGCACTTTTTACCTGCGACATACTGTCCGTGGCGCTCTCTTCCCACTCACTCCAGCCGGACTTCAGGCCTGCCATCCAGTTCCCGCGAAGCTGGTCTTCAGCCGCCCAGGTCTTTTTCTGCTCTGACATGACGTTATTCAGCGCCAGCGGATTATCGCCATACTGTTCCTTCAGGCGCTGTTCCGTGGCTTCCCGTTCTGCCTGCCGGTCAGTCAGCCCCCGGCTTTTCGCATCAATGGCGGCCCGTTTTGCCCGTTGCTGCTGTGCGAATTTATCCGCCTGCTGCGCCAGCGCGTTCAGGCGCTCCTGATACGTAACCTTGTCGCCAAGTGCAGCCAGCTGGCGTTTGTACTCCAGCGTCTCATCTTTATGCGCCAGCAGGGATTTCTCCTGTGCAGACAGCTGGCGACGTTGCGCCGCCTCCTCCAGTACCGCGAACTGACTCTCCGCCTTCCACAAATCCCGGCGCTGCTGGCTGATTTTCTCATTTGCTCCGGCATGCTTCTCCAGCGTCCGGAGTTCAGCCTGAAGCGTCAGCAGGGCAGCATGAGCACTGTCTTCCTGACGATCGCCCGCAGACACCTTCACGCCGGACTGTTTCGGCTTTTTCAGCGTCGCTTCATAATCCTTTTTCGCCGCCGCCATCAGCGTGTTGTAATCCGCCTGCAGGATTTTCCCGTCTTTCAGTGCCTTGTTCAGTTCTTCCTGACGGGCGGTATATTTCTCCAGCGGCGTCTGCAGCCGTTCGTAAGCCTTCTGCGCCTCTTCGGTATATTTCAGCCGTGATGCCTCAGACTCGGCCCAGTCCTTTGCTGCCATCTCTCTGGCCTTTTCAAGATCGGCCTGCAACGTGGCGGCTGAAAGCCAAGTTGCGCATTCGCTCTGTCCTCCCATGCTCCCCGGAGATTGGCAAGAAATGCTGAGGTTTTACCGCGCCGGTGGCTCCGACTCTGATACCACTGCCATTTTTTGTCCGCCTCATCAAAAGCCTTTTCTGCTTTCTCCAGCATTCCCTGGGCAGTGTCCGGGCGACCAATATCCAGCACCGAATCCCACATGGATTTGAATGCCCGTGCTGTCCTGTCTGCCCAGGTCTCCAGCGTGCCCATGTTCTCTTTCAGGCGGCGGGTCTGGTCATCAAACCCTTTCGTTGCGGCCTCGTTCGCCGCCTGCAATGCCCCGGCTTCATCTCCGGAACGCTGCAACTGAGCAACATACGCAATCTGCTCCGCCGTCACGTTACGGAACTGACGTGCCATCGCTGTCAGTCCCGACGTCGGGTCTGTGGTCAGCTTCCCGAAGGCTTCAGCGACCTTGTCCACCTCCACGCCGGATGCAGAGGAGAAACGCGCCACACTCTGGCTGATCGCCTCAAACTGCTCACCACCACGCACACCGGCATTCACCAGCGCCGTCAGTGACTCGCTGGTCTGGTTAAACGTCAGCCCTGCCGCCTGCCCGGCTCTGGACAGGGCCAGAATACGATCTGCCGTCAGTCCCGCCTGATTGCCGGAAAGGACCAGCGTTTTGTTGAAATCGGACAGGGTTGAGTTGCCCTGATACCAGGCATACGCCAGCGCACCGGTCGCCACCGCCAGCGAGGTGGCCCCCACCATCGGCAGGGTGATCGCACCGGCAAGCCCCCTGAACATGGGGATCATCCCGCCGAAGGAGTCCTTAACCTGACCACCCTGTTGCAGCAGGATCAGCCACGGACTTTGCCCGCCTGCAAGCTGCGTGGCCACGTCGGTGAACTGTGCAGGCAGCATACGCATGGCGGCTTTATACTGCCCGACGGAAATCCCCGCTTTCTGTGCAGCCAGCGCCTGTCGGCTCAGCGACTGTTCAACGACTGCCGCTGTTTTTTTCGCATCAGTTTCCGTACCGGAAAAATGACGCCTGACTCTGGCCATCTGCTCGTCAAATCTGGCCGCATCCAGACTTAAATCAACGACCAGATCGCCTACCGGTTCAGCCATACCGGACTCCTCCTGCGATCCCTTCTGATACTGTCATCAGCATTACGTCATCCTCCGTCATGTCCGCCACATCCGGGGAAGTAGGGATAACTTCATTCCCGTCCGGGCCAAAGCGGACACCTCCGGCAAGCCCTGCCGCTTTCTGCATCAGCACATCATCTTCAGGCTCTTCGTCAGCCTCGCGCCGGTTCAGCAGACTGAAATCCAGCGGATGCATATCCGGATCGCTGAAAAACAGGCTGAGCACGGTGTACGTCAGCCCGGAAAAGTGCATATCCAGCAGAACATCATGAAAATAATGGGTACTGTAAAAGCGGTGCCAGTCGGCATACTCCGTGGATGACATCCCGGCAAGCATGGCGCGCCAGTCAGGTCGCCCCATCTCACGCGCCAGTTTCAGGGCAAAACTCAGCTCACCGTCGAACACTTTCCCGCAGAAACAGGCTCTGCAGGCCCGGCGTCCTCTGCCTGTTCAGGGGCATCATTCACAACAAACTCAGACATACCGGACAGACGCATTACCACATTTTCAGCCTGAGCAATTGCCTCTGTGGGCCAGGTGGTAAGCACTTCCTGCTCAATTTGTTTAACGGCTTCATTCATGGACGGCATCTTTGTCTTCTGCGGATGGTTATGCCACAGGGACATCGCCACCAGAAAAGCACCGGTTCTGACGAGATCTTCCACGCTCACCTGTCGATTGAGACTGGATCCCGCCTGTTCTGCCTGTCGTTTCAGCAGGGCGAGATGCTCAATTCGCTGCAGGGCTGACAGTTCAGAAAGCGTGACGCTCATACCGTTATATTCAAATGATTCGGTTTTCAGGAACATCGCTGACTCTCCGGATTAACTGTCGGTGACGGTGATTCCTGCAACCACAGCAAGTTCACCATTACCGGATACAACCGGAATGTTGACCTTGCCTGCAGCAACACCTTTCACGGTGATGGTCATACCACTGACCGACACGGTGGCTTTTGTTTTATCCGCAGACACCGCACGGAAGCTCTTGTCGGTTGCGCCTTCCGGCTGGAATGCCACGGTCAGCGTGATGCTCCGCCCTTTCACCACCGAAGTGCTGGCAGGCGTCACGGTCATGCCGGTTGCCGCTGTTACCGTGCTGCGATCTTCTGCCATCGACGGACGTCCCACGTTGGTGACTTTCACCGTGCGGGTGATCACTTCCTTCGCCGTCACCGCCTTACCGATACTGCTGACCCAGCCGCGGAACACATCGACCGTGCCGTTCGGGAAGCGGATTTTATAGGCACGGGTATCCCCTTTATTAAACCACGCCAGCAGCGCCTGCTGCCCCTGCTCTCCGGGCATCCACGCCAGCGTGAAGCTGGTATCTCCGGCAGATTTCTGCCCCTGCCCGGTCGCAGTCCAGTCCGCATTTTCATCATCGAGATAGCTGTCGTCATAGGACTCAGCGGTCAGTTCGCCGGGCGTCAGGTCTTTAACTTTTGCCAGACGCGACCAGTCAACGTCTGAAAGCGGATTCGCATAAGGGTCACCGCTCCCGTTATAAACCCACAGGGTGGTCCCGGCCCCTTTCACCGGTGCCAGAGGATTTGGTGTTGGCATATCGTCCTCACATTTCATAGGTAATGACATAAGTCAGATCGGCTGAACTCCACAGGCCCGCATCATCGTCGCGCCGGTAGTCATAGCCACTGGCCACCATACTGGTGATCAAATCTGACAGCGCCGGGATATCGCTCATCACCGGATAAATCCGGGACTCCATCCACGAATCCAGCTCTGAATCCGGCACCTGAGCAGGCAGGAAAACTTCAATATGCAGCTCCGCCTGCCAGGTATCGCTGTCCAGCTCTTCGCCCGTGTATTCAGCGCCGGTGAGATAAACGGCAATTGCCGGAAAATCTTCCTCATCAAAAGCAGCGGGGCGACCATCAAAAAGCGTCGCCCCGGTGTCATGCTTCTCCAGTGCATCCAGTACGGCTGCACGGAGTTCAGTATGTTTCATCGCTTTATTACCATCCTCAGTTGATGCTGCAGCGCATAGCCCAGCTCTTTCGGAAGACGTTCACGCCGTATCCGCTCAATATTTTGTTTAAACGCCGTGGTCAGCGGCACCGCCATCGGGATTTTCACCACATCAATGGGGTAACGGTTTTTCCCGGCCACACGCTGCATGACATGCCACCGGCCATTTTTCAGTTGCTGAATAAACGCGCCGGGAATACGACGGTTACCCACCACAAGCACGCTGCCGCCACCTTTCAGGGATGAACGCTGCCCCTTTTTACGACGCCTGCGGCGCGAAAGGACAACCCGCGCATTACCCAGCCTGATTACGGGCAAATCCCCCCGGTTAACTTTGATTCTGGCCTGCGGATTTTTGACCGTGGCCCTTTTCAGCCTGGCCCTTTCCTTTACCAGTTTCCGGCGTACCTTTGTCTCACGGGCAACCTGTGACGCCGACTGCGATATCGCGGATGACGCAACGCGGTTAATGGCCATTGCGGCGGCACCGGGCACCGCCGTTCTGCTGATACGGCTGAGGTTTTCAACGGCCTGCTCAAGACCTTTTATGGCCATTCATCCCCCTTTCAGCGGCGACGGTTAACGGCAGGCGGTACGCCCCGCCCAAGCCAGAGATGACAGCTTCCGCCATCATCCGGCGAAATCCGGTCTATCCAGAAGTTTTCCTCACCGATGGTCAGCATGTCGCCGCGCCGCAGCTGCCGCACATCATCAGTCCGGACAAACAGGGACGGGCTGGAGCCTTCAACGCGCACGCCCTGTCCGGCATAGCTGATATTTTCAGGGTCATCAAAAACACCACGTATCACAGCACCGGACTGCTCACCGGATGTCATGGTGGCTGACGTTCCCATGTACCCGCGTATCGTTTCATCGGCGCAGGCAATGGCAGCATCGAACAGGTTATCGAAATCAGCCACAGCGCCTCCCGTTATTGCATTCTGGCCAGGCCGCGCTCTGTCATTTCAGCTGCCACACCGGCAGAGACACGAAACGCCGTTCCCGGCAGCACAAATGCCACAGCCTCATCCCGCGTGGCGTGAAGTGCATCAGTATGCAGCGTCACCAGTGCCACAACCGTGACCAGATCAGCCGTATCAGTCACGGTATCCGGCTGCGCTGATACAACCTCATTTTCATGCACGGTCAGCACATTTTCCGGGCTGACAGACGTGTCCTGACCGGCTGCGTCATCCGTGTCATCAAGCTCCTCTTCCAGCTCTGCCACACGGAGCGCCAGTTCTTCTTTCGTCCCCGTCAGGCTGACATCACGGTTCAGTTGCTCACCCAGCGAACGGAGACGGGCAATCAGTTCATCTTTCGTCATGGACTCCTCCACAGAGAGAAAATGGCCCCGAAGGGCCATGATTACGCCAGTTGAACGGACACGAACTCATCAGGATCAGCCAGCAGCATCAGCGGTGCTGACTGAATCATGGTGAACTCTCGCGCCGGATCGCCGGATGTCTTCCAGTTTTTCGGATAACGGGGAGACGCATTAATACCCTCACTCAATGCATCCGCATCCTGAATACAGCCATAGGTGCGCAGACCGCGTGCATGAGTGTTACCCAGCACCATCGTGTTGTCCGGCAGGAAGTTCTTTTTGACGCCGTTTTCCACGTACTGTCCGGAATACACGACGATGGCCACATCGCCATACATTCCCTTATAAGACACCGCTTTGCCCAGGTCTTTTACCGCTGTCTCCAGTTCGGAATGAGAGCCGCGACGGGTATCCAGCTTCTCCCTGACGGCTTTGAAGGAACGGAACAGCGCCCAGCCTTTCGGGTCAAACACGATGATATTCACCACACCGCTGGCGTTCAGCGCGTAGGCTTCGATATCGTCGGTCGGGTCATACGTGGACTTGTCGCGCTTGCTCCACCCCGTGCTGCCGGACTGCGTGATGTTATTCGCTTCACTGCGACCCATATCCACCTCAACCGGATCGAAGGCTTCACCGGTCATGGTGTATTTGCCCTTAAGCACGGCAGAAACTGCCTGCATCTCTTCGACCTGAGCAATGGCCAGCTCTTCGTCACGCATGTTCTGCATGATGATGCGACGGCGGCGGTAAGCCGGGTCCGCCAGATTCTGCGGATCTTCATCCGGCAGGCGACGCAGGGTCATCTGCGGATTCACTTCATGCTTCGGCTTGACATATCCCGGCGTAAATTCAGAGGTGGAGCCGCCACGGGAACGGATAACCTCACCGGAAACAATCGGCGAAACGTACAGCGCCATGTTTACCAGTCCCGGAATTTGTGAGAGATAGACTTTCTCCGTAGTGAAGGGATAGCTCTCACGGAAAAAGAGACGCAGAAACAGCGGATCAAACTTAAATTTCTGCTCATTTGCCGCCAGCAGCTGGGCGGTTGTGTACATCGACATAAAAAAATCCCGTAAAAAAAGCCGCACAGGCGGCCTTTAGTGATGAAGGGTCAGGTTAAACGATGCTGATTGCCGTTCCGGCAAACGCGGTCCGTTTTTTCGCCTCGTCGCTGGCAGCCTCCGGCCAGAGCACATCCTCATAACGGAACGTGCCGGACTTGTAGAACGTCAGCGTGGTGCTGGTCTGGTCAGCAGCAACAGCAAGAATGCCAACGGCAGCACCGTCGGTGGTGCCATCCCACGCAACCAGCTTACGGGTGGAGGTATCCGGCATCAACGGAGTCATTGCTGGCGTTTTCTTACTCAATCCGCCGGGCGCGGTTGCGGTATGAGCCGGGTCACTGTTGCCCAGCGGCTGGTAATGGGTAAAGGTTTCTTTGCTCGTCATAAACATCCCTTACACTGGTGTGTTCAGCAAATCGTTAACGGCATCAGATGCCGGGTTACCTGCAGCCAGCGGTGCCGGTGCCCCCTGCATCAGACGATCCAGCGCAGTGTCACTGCGCGCCTGTGCACTCTGTGGTGCTGCGGCCAGAATGCGGCGGGCCGTTTCCACGGTCATTCCGGGGGTTTCTGCCAGAACGCGCGCCTGTTCTTCGCGTCCGTGAGCCTCCTCACAGTTGAGGATCCCCATAATGCGGCTGTTTTCTGCCGCAACCGCAGCGGTGATCTGCGCGTTCACGTCCGGCTGCGCCGCGCTGGCGTTTTCGCCCTCCGTCGCTGGCACCACGTCAGTAACGTCAGCCTGCGAAGCAGTGGCTGAAACAGTTGTTGATTGAGTCTCTTTGGTCATTCGCCCTCCTGAGAGACGGGATTTACGTGCATCCAGTGCATCACGCATGACGGTGATCGCATCGGTGCTGTTGACAAGTTCATCAGCCAGTCCGGCATCAATGGCCTCCTGACCGCTGTACACTGCAGCCTCGGTATCCAGCACAGCCTGCACGGACAGGCCGGTATATGCCGACACCTTCTGCGCAAACATCCGGCGGGTTGCATCCATCCGGGACTGCAGTGTCTCCCGGACATCATCCGGTAGATGGCTGTAGGGGTTGCCATCCACCTTATGGCTGCCGCTGTAAATCAGCGTGATTTCCACGCCCTGTTTCTCCAGCGCAGCACCGTAATTACTGTGAGCCATCATGACGCCGATGGAGCCTGTCCGGGCGGTCTGCGTGACCAGACGCCGGGAGGCGGCACTGGCAAGCAGCTGACCTGCGCTGCAGTTCATGTCATTGGCCAGCGCCCATACCGGCTTTATGTCACGCACACGGGCGATGATGTCAGCGCAGTCAAATGCCCCTGCCACCATCCCGCCTGGCGTATCCATATCGAGCAGAATGCCATCCACCATCGGGTCGCTGGCAGCCTGTTGCAGACGGGCGATAATGCCGTTGTAACCGGTCATTCCCGAATACGGCTGCAGCGCCCGCGTCCGGCTGACCAGCGTGCCGGACACCGCCAGCACGGCGATGCCGTTCATGACCTGATAACTGCGGGCTTGTCGTGGTCCGTCATCATCACCGGATAACGCCAGCGCCGCGGGTGCCTCTCCGGCAGTCAGGCTGTCGCCGGATACTGCATCCGTCAGGCGGCTGATCCCAAGCTGGCCTGCAAGCGCACAAAAGAAAACCCGCGCATAGGCGGGTTCAAGCATCAGCGGCTCATTAAAGGCCATGCTGGCAATATGCGGGAGATTACGCAGCTCTGCTGTCACTCTTCTCCTCCTCTGTTGATTGTCGCAGCCCGGATTCAAATGCCGCAGCCGCCCAGGCGGGTGGTTTAAGACCGGCTGTACGACGCTCCATCGTTTCACGGACCTGCTGGGCAAAAATTTCCTGATAGTCATCACCGCGTTTCGCGCACTCTTTCTCGTAGGTGCTCAGTCCGGCTTCTATCAGCATCACCGCTTCCTGAACTTCTTTCAGACCATCGATGGCCATACGACCGGAGCCTATCCAGTCGCAGTTCCCCCAGGCACTGCGGGCTTCCTGAAAGCTGAAGCGCGCTTTTGAAGGTAACGTCACCACGCGGCGAACGATGGCCTCTTCCAGCCAGCACAGAAACATCTGGCTCGCCTGACGGGATGCGACGAATTTTCGCCGCCCCATAAAGTACGCCCACGACTCGTTCGCACTGGCCCGTGCCGTGGAGTAGCTCATCTGGGCGTAATTCCGGGAAAGCTGCTCATACGAGACACCCAGCCCGGCAGCGATATACCGCAACAGTGACTGCTCAAACACGGAGTAGCCGTTATCCGTGTCCTGAGCCGTCTGCAGGTTCAGTGAGTCCCCCGGCATCAGGTGCGGCACTTTTGCGCCTCCCAGACGGACCGGTGCTGCGGCGTAATACGCGGCAATTTCACCAATCCAGCCCGTCAGCCTTTCCCGCTGCTCCTGACTGTTCGCGCCCAGAATAAAATCCATCGCTGACTGCGTATCCAGCTCACTTTCAATGGTGGCGGCATACATCGCCTTCACAATGGCGCTCTGCAGCTGCGTGTTCTGCAGCGTGTCGAGCATCTTCATCTGCTCCATCACGCTGTAAAACACATTTGCACCGCGGGTCTGCCCGTCCTCCACGGGTTCAAAAACGTGAATGAACGAGGCGCGCCCGCCGGGTAACTCACGGGGTATCCATGTCCATTTCTGCGGCATCCAGCCAGGATAGCCGTCCTCGCTGACGTAATATCCCAGCGCCGCACCGCTGTCATTAATCTGCACACCGGCACGGCAGTTCCGGCTGTCGCCGGTATTGTTCGGGTTGCTGATGCGCTTCGGGCTTACCATCCGGAACTGTGTCCGGAAAAGCCGCGACGGACTGGTATCCCAGGTGGCCTGAACGAACAGTTCACCGTTAAAGGCGTGCATGGCCACACCTTCCCGAATCATCATGGTAAACGTGCGTTTTCGCTCAACGTCAATGCAGCAGCAGTCATCCTCGGCAAACTCTTTCCATGCCGATTCAACCTCGCGGGAAAAGGCACGGGCTTCTTCCTCCCCGATGCCCAGATAGCGCCAGCTTGGGCGATGACTGAGCCGGAAAAAAGACCCGACGATATGATCCTGATGCAACTGGATGGCGTTGGCGGCATAGCCGTTATTGCGTACCAGATCGTCCGCGCGGGCATTGCCACGGGTAAAGTTGGGCAGCAGGGCTGCATCCACACTTTCACCCGGTGGGTTCCACGCCCGCAACTGCCCACCAAATCCGCTGCCACCGCCGTGATAACCGGCATATTCACGCAGCGATGTCATGCCGTCCGGCCCCAGAAGGGTGGGAATGGTGGACGTTTTCATACATAAAATCCTGCAGGTCCCCTGCGTCGCTGTGTCATGCCGGTCTGCACTTCCAGCTCCGCAATGTATTTTTTCAGGTCAGACACGGAAGTGGCCGTAAACTCCACTCGCCGTCCGTCTTTCTGTACCGTTGCCACCCGTTTTCCTGTCATCAGGTCATGCAGTGCCGCACGGGCAGCGGCAAGTTCTTCCTGTCGCGTCATTCATCCTCTCCGGATAAGGCACGGGCGTAATCTGCCAGTGTTTTCTTGTTGGTTGCTGCACCATCCTCTTCCTGCAGGCTCGCCAGCAGTGCACTGAGATCCAGCTGCCAGCGGGAAATACTGATGCGCAGCGCCGCCAGCGCATAAACGAAGCAGTCGAGTGCTTCATTGCGTCGCTTTTTGCTGTCCCACAGTATTTTTTTCCTGCCATCCACCCATTTTTCGACCTGCTCTTCAGCAGTCAGCTGCTGCGCTTCGGTAAGATCAAAAATATCCGGGTTATTCGGGAAGTGAACGGCACCGGGAAGCGGTTCATCCCCTTCCGGCGTCAGTGTGAAGCGGTTATAAATCTGCTCTTTCGCGGTATCCGTACCGATTTCGGTAAGGTAAACCCCGTTTTTGTTTCGCTTACGTGGCATGCTGGCCACCGGCTTTCCGTAGACGGATGCCCCTTTAATGGGGATCACCCGGAACAGCCCATGTTTTTTCGAGCGTTCATACACAATGGTCGGGTCAATCCCGCCAGTATCCCAGCAGATACGGGATACCGACATTTCTGCACCATTCCGGCGGGTATAGGTTTTATTGATGGCCTCATCCACACGCAGCAGCGTCTGTTCATCATCGTGGCGGCCCATAATAATCTGCCGGTCAATCAGCCAGCTTTCCTCACCCGGCCCCCATCCCCATACGCGCATTTCGTAGCGGTCCAGCTGGGAGTCGATACCGGCGGTCAGGTAAGCAACACGATCAGGAACGGGCGCTGAATAATGCTCTTTCCGCTCTGCCATCACTTCAGCATCCGGACGTTCGCCGATTTTCGCTTCCCACGTCTCACCGAGCGTGGTGTTCACGAAGGTTTTACGTTTTCCCGTATCCCCTTTCGTCTTCATCCAGTCTTTGACAATCTGCACCCAGGTGGTGAACGGGCTGTACGCTGTCCAGATGTGAAAGGTCACACTGTCAGGCGGTTCAATCTCTTCACCGGATGACGAAAACCAGAGAATGCCATCACGGGTCCAGATCCCGGTCTTTTCGCAGATATAACGGGCATCAGTGAAGTCCAGCTCCTGCTGACGGATGACGCAGGCGTTATGCTCGCAGAGATAAAACACGCTGGAGGGGTCATCCGGCGTCCATTTGAGGCCAAACGGCGTCTCTTTATCGCCAAATTTAAGGTACTGCTCCTCCCCGCAGTGCGGGCAGGCAACATGAAAACGCATAAAATGAGGGGATTCACTGGCTGCACGCTCAATCTGGCATGTGCCTCTCACTTTGGGCGTGGAGCCACGGATGGACTTTGGCCAGACCGAGCCTTCAATACGCTTATCGCCCAGGAACGTCGGAGAGCCTTCCTGTTCAATATCCTCATCAAAGGCAGCAAGTTCATCATAACCCGCCACATCCACCGACTTTTCACGGTAGTTTTTTGCCGCTTTACCGCCCAGGCACCAGAAGCCACGACCATTGGAAAAACGCTTCATGGTGAGCGTGTTATCCCGGTGCTTTTTGCCATACCACGGAGCCAGCGCCAGCAGTGACGGAATATCGCGGATGGTCGGCTCAACGTGGGTTTTCATAAAGTTCTCGGCATCACCATCCGTCGGCAACCAGATAAGGGTGTTGCGCTGCTTATGCTCTATGAAGTAGGCATAAACACCCAGCAGCATTTTGGAATAACCAACACGGGCAGACTTCACCACATTCACCTCGCGGACGTAGTCACTGCCCATCGCATTCATGATGGCCCGCTGAAAGGGCAGTGTTTCCCAGCGCCCTTCCTGGTATGCGGATTCTTTCGGGAGATAGTAATTGGCATCCGCCCATTCAACGGCGGTCTGTGGCTCCGGCCGGAACAGTGAGCGAAGCCCGGCGCGGACAAAATGCCGCAGCCTGTTAACCTGACTGTTCGATATATTCACTCAGCAACCCCGGTATCAGTTCATCCAGCGCGGCTGCTTTGTTCATGGCTTTGATGATATCCCGTTTCAGGAAATCAACATGTCGGTTTTCCAGTTCCGGAAAACGCCGCTGCACCGACAGGGGGATCCCGTCGAGAATACTGGCAATTTCACCTGCGATCCGCGACAGCACGAAAGTACAGAATGCGGTTTCCACCACTTCAGCGGAGTCTCTGGCATTTTTCAGCTCCTGTGCGTCGGCCTGCGCACGCGTAAGTCGATGGCGTTCGTACTCAATAGTCCCTGGCTGGAGATCTGTCTCGCTGGCCTGCCGCAGTTCTTCAACTTCCCGGCGCAGCTTTTCGTTCTCAATTTCAGCATCCCTTTCGGCATACCATTTTATGACGGCGGCAGAATCATAAAGCACCTCATTACCCTTCCCACCACCCCGCAGAACGGGCATTCCCTGTTCCTGCCAGTTCTGAATGGTACGGATACTCGCACCGAAAATGTCAGCCAGCTGCTTTTTGTTGACTTCCATTGTTCATTCCACGGACAAAAACAGAGAAAGGAAACGACAGAGGCCAAAAAGCTCGCTTTCAGCACCTGTCGTTTCCTTTCTTTTCAGAGGGTATTTTAAATAAAAACATTAAGTTATGACGAAGAAGAACGGAAACGCCTTAAACCGGAAAATTTTCATAAATAGCGAAAACCCGCGAGGTCGCCGCCCCGTAACCTGTCGGATCGCCGGAAAGGACCCGCAAAATGATAATAATTATCATCTGCATGTCACAACGTGCATCTACGCCATCAAACCACGTCAAATAATCAATTATGACGCAGGTATCATATTAATTGATCTGCATCAACTTAACGTAAAAACAACTTCAGACAATACAAATCAGCGACACTGAATACGGGACAACCTCATGTCAACGAAGAACAGAACCCGCAGAACAACAACCCGCAACATCCGCTTTCCTAACCAAATGATTGAACAAATTAACATCGCTCTTGATCAAAAAGGGTCCGGGAATTTCTCAGCCTGGGTCATTGAAGCCTGCCGCCGGAGACTGTGCTCAGAAAAAAGAGTTTCTCCTGAAGCAAACAAAGAAAAGAGTGACATTACTGAATTGCTCAGAAAACAGATCAGACCAGATTGAAGCAATTTAGATAATCGTGCAGACTACGCCCCTCATATCACATGGAAGGTACTACAATGGCTCAGGTTGCCATTTTTAAACAAATATTCGATAAAGTGCGAAATAATTTAAACTATCACTGGTTTTATTCTGAACTAAAACGTCACAATGTCTCACATTACATTTACTATTTAGCCACAGAGAATATTCATCTTGTTCTTGAAAACGATAATACGGTTTTAATAAAAGGACAGGGTAAGGTTGTAAATGTAAGATTTTCAAAAAATAAATGCCTTATAGAAGCCACATTAAAAGGATTCAAATCAGGAGAGTTATCATTTTACGAATACAGGAAAAATCTTGCTACAGCAGGGGTTTTCAGATGGATTACAAATATCCACGAAAACAAAAGGTATTACTATACCTTTGATAATTCATTACTCTTTACTGAGAACATTCAGAACACTACACAAATATTTCCGCACTAAATCATAACGTCCGGTTTCTTCCGCGCCAGAACCGGACTCGCTGGCATGATGAAATATGTGTACCCGGTAACCCCGGTGTGCATCGTTTTTGATTATTCCCGCACACTCGCGCAGAAGGAGTTCCCCGTCGGGCTACGGTCTCTGTTAATACGGGAATACGGCGACGATACAGCGCATGATGTGTCAGGCTTGAATACCTTTATCCTTTAAAAGGGATATCAGTTAAGTTATCCCGTGTAGTATAAGCCATTATCAAAGCCACTCTGTAGGAAGTGCTTTTGTAATGGCAATAAAAAGCCCCGCGAATGCGAGGCTAAATCCTGGTATTTGTAATGACTGGCTCTTATCTCAACGCAGCCCCTTACCGCGCGCAAAATGCTCAATATCAAGCATCAGCAATGAGATGTTTAATCTGGATTCACTCCAGAAGTGAGCACCACCCTGTCTACAGAGCCAGATGTGAAGGATGATGAGTAAAATTATCGCTATCATCGAAGGCATTGCGTCCTGATGTACTCCTGCAGGTAGTTAACCTGCGCGGTTATCCTGTCGATTCCACTTCGGAGACGGTAATAATTGAGTTCAGCATCTGCTGTAAGTCTTGGGCTTTCTCCATCGCCCATGCTGCTGGCTCCGGTCTTTGACTTTGCACATGAGGCGGCGACTTGCAGCCGCTTACGCCCAGCAGAAACATCATCACGGAGACTTTCGATAGTCGCGTTAGCATCAGCAAGCTCCTTTGTATATCTGGCGTCGAGTTCTGCTACGTCACGTTGACGCTTCTGCATGTCAGCGATGATGGATGTGGCTTTGTCGCGCTGGGCTTTGTAGGCGATGGCGTTATCACGGTAATGATTAACAGCCATAACAGGCAGACGATGATGCAGATAACCAGAGCGGAGATAATCGCGGTTACTCTGCTCATACCTCAATCTCTCTGACTGTTCCGCCAGCTTCTTTGAATTTTGCAATCAGGCTGTCAGCCTTATGCTCGAACTGGCCATAACCAGCCCCGGGCAATGAAGCCCAGATATTGCTGCAACGGTCGATTGCCTGACGAATATCACCGCGGTCAATCATCGGTAAAGCGCCACGCTCTTTAATCTGCTGCAGAGCTACAACGTCCTGGCTTTCTGGAGAAAAATCTTTCAGGCCAAGCTGTTTACGGTAAGCATCCCACCAGCGTGAAAGAAGCTGGTAACGTCCGGCGGCTGTTGACTTGAGTTTCGGGTTTAGCGTGACAAGTTTGCGAGGGTGATCGGAGTAATCAGTGAAGAGTTCACCACCAACAATAACGTCATAACCGTGGTTACGTGTCGGTTGTCGTCCGTTATCCGTTCCTTCTGACCAAGCCACCATATCGAGGAAAGCTTTACGCTGGGAATTTAGTACCTGCATAAATTACTCCTTAGAGCCACCAAATTTGTTACCGATTACTCGCATTGCAGCCCCACGAATAGCATCGACACCGATCAGCCCCACCCCACCACCAATGGCAACAGATAGTGATTTAGGCCATCCGACATACTCAAGAGCGGATGCAAAAGTCAGCGTCAGAGCGCCACAGAGTAGAATTTCGAGTGTTTTTCGCTTCCAGCCGCCACCACCGCCAAAATAGGCAATACGTAAACCAGCCATAACAATCGACATAATCACTGCGCCCAGCGGTGTGTCTCCACGCCACCAGCTCTGGACCAACTCCAGCCAGGTATTTGGGTTATGAGGCATTTGTAGTTATCTCTCACCTCGCCAATACAGGAGGTGCAAATTGAGGGAACATCATGTACCGCAAATCAGAAGCGGAAACGTAAAAGAGGCCGAGCCAATGGATAACTGCGGTATAGACCAGGCTCAACAAATAGCCGGGGCCAGAAACGACAAACCCGCTCGACGGCGGGTTTAAGCTGTGTGGCGAAGTGACCACTCTTAACACGATACAATAGTTTTTGCGTACGCGTTAGCATTTTTGATGGAAGTTAATGGTTGTTAATCTTATACTCAGTAAACAAAATTTATGCCGCCTTGAGCATGATGCGACATGAGGCACATGTTTGGATCTTCCTCGAAGATTCGTGCGGTAGCTATGCTCAAAATCCAATCAGCTCATAAAACATACTATGGGTTTTAAATGCTCATTCCAACATCTCTATCAAAACAACCAGTAATCGAAGCTGCTTTCGAAATGCGTTTTTCTAAAGAAACACAAATATCGGAAATAGTTCCAGGGTTTCTTTTTCACGCTCTAGGTTGTACAAAACCAGTAATTAGTTTACCACCCAGTCAAATACCTAAAAATGTTCGTGAGGGAGATGAACAATTACATTACGCAGTTGTCAGTCGCCTCGAAATCGAAGGGTACTATATTGGACTAAGTGACCATGGTGTTGTTGTATCCACCAGCACCAAATATCAAGGGTGGAGTCATTTTAGAGAAAAAATCATTCATGTATTAAATGAGCTTAACAAATTAAATTTAAATGACAACATCATCCGCTACTCATTAAAGTATGTAGATTTTTTCCCAAAAGAAGACGATTCTAATTTATTTGATAAGCTAAACGTCAGCTTAAATATGGCTGGCGAGTCTATGTCTAATTATCCGATCAATATCAGAATCGATAAAAATGAAGGCGCATTTCTAAATATAATTCAAATATTATCTCATGCTTTAGTCATGTCAGATAATGGAGAATTTAATAAAAAAGGACTAATCCTAGACATAGACAGCATTAGGCAAATCACTAATACTGATGAAATAGATAAGTTTAAAAACGAACCAAAAAAAATTCTTGATGATCTTCACTCCTGTAATAAATTAGCTTTCTTTAGTTGCCTTAAAGAGTCAACAATTCAAGAACTAGAACCATCCTACAAATAGAAATGGTGGTATGATATGTATCCGTCTCATCATGTTTATCGAGCTCAACTTCAAGTATTAACTTTGGTTTTATATGGTCTGCATATAACTGCATTAACAGACATTGCCCAAAATCAACAGCATGGTCCTCAACAAAGTTTAATCGTCAAAAATCACGCTTTGGAGTATAAGTCTTCAACTACCGATTCAGTTCATTCCATCACACAAACATATAAAGCAGGGAGCACAATCTCAGTTGATCAAAGACTTGCAGTCTCGATGACAAACTTTTATGAAAAATTATCGACAAACCAGGTGTCTTTAGGCAGTGAAATAAATAAAGTCGTTCATGCTTCACTGTGGGATTTATACTTGGATTAAGTGATGAGTAATAACATTTTTGATATCGAGAAATTCAAAGATCAAATTCCATATTATTTAACAGCTCATCAAAAAGAAGGGCTAATAAATGCACTTAGAGATTTCCCTGAAAACACTAACTACTACCTTAGCAATTATCATGATGATCTGAAAAATGCTGCACTTCAGGGAGATATATTTAAGGAGCTTACAGTATATTCAATTAAAGGGACTAAAAAAACACGAGGCATTATATTAAGCAACAGTTGCGATATAGATACAAGTAATAATCGTGATGTGCCAATGCGTGCAGTCTTTGCTCCGTTAGTAAGTTTATCTAAGTTCGAAGCTATTCTTCTCTCCAACGGAGTTTCTAAGACTTCAATAGATAGCAAAATTGATGCTATAAGGAAGCAGTTAATTACTAATATTTTTTATCTTCCTGAATCAGACAACTTAGAAGAATGCATCGTTTTTCTTGATGATGTATACCAATTACCAACGGAAGAATTACAAAAACTCTTGAATGATAAATGCAAAGCCATAACTTTAAGTCAAGTTGGTTTCTACATTTTACTATTCAAAATATCTATTCACTTTTGTAGATTCCATGAAAACATACAACGATTCGATCATTAAGGCGGTACTACCGCCTTTTATTATTTTACACAAGTATACTTACAACCCCCTCTATAAAACCGATTGCGGTTTGCAACTCCTTCCTAATAGTGCCATCAGAGCACCTTCTCCTTTTGGCAATAGTGCGTAATGAGATACCAATAACAAAGTGGGCTATGATGAGCTCATATTCCTCTGGTTTATACTTTCTCAACCGAGCCACACAACTGTCTATCATAATGCCTTCGTCATCATCACACTGAATCCGTGACTTTTTGCCATGAGGTAAAAGCCCCTTGAAGCCTGCTGCTACCGGCTGCCAGTCCACACCACTGTTGTCTGCTGCAGCCCATGCTCCCCAGCGGTCCAATACTTCATACATATCACGCATCAACTTACCCCACAAAAATCAGGCCAGCACGCCAATTGCCAGCGCACGATCGATAAAACGAAATATCAGCTCCAGCTGGGAACCATACTTCTCTTCAAATGCCACGGTATCCGCATGCAGCTCGTCGTGATGCTTTCTGCACAAAGGCAACACAAAAAGGTCATGCGCTTTTGTTCCCATTCCACCCTGACCGTGACCTATCAGGTGGTGGGGATCATCAGCGGGCTTTCCACAACATGCACACGGTTGTGTCTTAACCCAGCGCGTGTACTTTTCATTAACCCAGCGGCGACGTTTTGGGCGTAACATAAAAGACTCCGGCGACTCCGGATCCACTTTCAGCGCCAGCACCTTTTTCGCTTTATCCTGGATGATGCTGGTGGCAGGAACAGAAGGAACAAGGTCACTTTCCCGGGTGACAGACGGCACAACAGGCTTCGGTAATCTCAGTGCCTTACGGGCTGCACTTTCCGGCAAGGCATCCGCCAGGTCATTACGAACCAGCCACCAGCACAGTTCCGGCATTGTCACAACGTGACTGTCATCAAAACCGAGATCCCGACGCACGACAGACAACACCCAGCGGGCACAGTTATCCGTTGCCATTGATTCCAGCCGTTCCGTGAACTGGTCACGCAGCTGGTTATCACAGTGCCAGCACAGACGGATTGCGCCCGGAGCGTGCCGCATTGTGGTCATGTTCTCGCTGTGCCAGTCGGAATGAGGCCACTGACAGCCCTTTTCACGAAGTAACCAGCTTTCAAGACATTCCACGCCACCAGCACGACGGATCACTGCCTCATTGCGGAACACGGCCCGAACGGCAGGATCATCCGCCAGCGGTTGTGATGCCGCCGGAACGGCACCACTGGCGAAAGATGAATAACGTTCCGGCTCAGGCTCCAGCAGGACACGCCCCTGCATAAACAGGGGCATCAGCTCTGAACCTGGCCTGAACAATACGATCCCCATACGCGGGGCAATTTCAGGGGTCAGTAGTGCTCTCACGGTCACCTCAATGAACGGTATCGAGCAGCTTTAACAGCTCAGGGAATCGGGATTCGAAGAAATGCGGCTGCGTCTCGCGCGGATTTGCAGGACTGGTGATGTTCTTGCCGAACATGCAGCCTTTCGCTGGCAGCGACCAGAATTTTTTGATGTTGTTAATCGCGGTACGGCTGTATCGTTCGCGCTGCTCGACGATCCCCAGCTTCACCATCTGGTGATATGCCTGATTAGCCGTAAGGCGGATACCATACTGTTTCAGCAGTGCACTCAGCGACAGCGTGGGGCGACTTGAGCCATCAGGCGCGTCAGCAGGAGCATCAATGGCATAGCGCGGTGCCAGATTCGGTAAGCCAACAGCCTCCTGAAGCTTCTGACAGGCTCCAAGCACTGATGAGTTAGACAGGTTTAATTCCCTGCGCATAAAGTCCAGCAGGATCACGCCAGCCTGCATCTTGTCAGCAGCCTGCCCGGATATTTTTTCCGGTGTGCTGGTTACCATATCGAAAGTACGGATCACCTTCAGATGGAATGACGGGCTGATCCACATTGCATAGGCATACACCAGTTCTTTGCAGACATACGTCCCCTGGTTATTTCCGCCACGAATAACGTTAACTGGCTCTATATTGACCGAGTTGCAAATCTGCAACTCGCTTATTAAACGTTCAGTTTGCTCATTGCGGAGCCAGAATGCAGGCTTATGCTTATCCAGAGAACCGGCAGCCCTGTGCAGATCGTTCAGGCTGTAACGCCCATAAGCATCACGACGAACTTCAATACCATCAATGACCATCAGATTATTCATATTTCGTTTCTCCTCTTGATCAGGCGGCTGCACCCGCCGTTTTCTCGTACTTACTGATAGTGATCTCGACCTTCCCTTCCGGGATAACCGGTCCCCACTCCACCAGCATTCTTTTCACCTGGCTGTCGTCTTCCCACACACCCGCGTGGGTCAGGGCGTCAAACAGCGCCTTGTTATAGTTGTCCAGATCGCGGATCCGGTTATCCGGAGGAAACAACACGATCTCCACTGAAGCAGGTGCCGACGTTGGTTTTGGCAGACGACGTAACTGCTCAACTATTGCTGCACACGCCGCGCTCTGGAATTTGCGCCCCGCCGCGCTTATCAGGCTCTTACCTGCAAACGCCCCTTTGTTGGGGTGTCGCCAGTACGTGTTCACGCTGGGCGGGAAAGGCAGGATCAGCTTCATACTTTCAGACCCCTCTCATGTAACCAGTGGGCTGCACGCAGCCTGGCGTTTTCCTCACCGGCAAGCAGTGAGCGGATAATCCCGACCGCCTCGCTGTCGTCGTCCTTGACCGCGGTATGAAGCGTTATCCCCCGGGCCACACCACGCTTTATCGTGATGACGCCTTTTTTCTCCAGTGCGCGAAGATGCTCCACCGCTGCATTCACCGAACGGTATCCCAGCATGGTTGCCACCTCCTGATTGGTTGGCGGGAAGCCACGTTCTTTCTGATAAGAAATCAGCATATCCAGCACCTGCTGCTGACATTGAGTTAACGTCGTCATGCCACCATCTCCCTGACCAGTTTTTCTGCCTGCTGGCGAACCTGCGCCAGAAAGGCCTCACCACATGCCTCAAGTTCATCGCGCCCGATGTAGCTGATTGCCGGTCCCTTCCAGGTCTTGTCGAAAACAGCAATAGCACCAGCGAAGAAAGCTCCTGTCGGCACCTGCTTCTCATCCTTCGGGATAAACCAGGCAGGCAGTTCAAAACCGATACGCCCGCGAATAAAAGCAATATGATCTGCATCTTCCGGCCACCACACTTCGCTGGTGGCAGCTTTGATCAGGAAAACATTGCGCCCACCTTTATCACGCATGGCACTGGCATGCTTCATGATGTAACGCATGCCTGTGATGTATTGCCCCTCATGCTGACTGGCGCGGCTGTATGGGGGATTACCAAAGGCAGCACCTTTAAGCTCCGCAAGGCGTTCTGACCAGTCATGCGCCAGCGCGTTGTCTTCCGCCGTGTAATACGCAGCACATTTGGCGTTATCACCGTCAGTGAACAGATCCAGAACAAACGGGCCAAACAGGGTGTTAATTCCCCAGAAAATGTTGTCCGGCGTGCGCCACTGATCGCCCACTTCCTTCAGTTCATGGGCTGGTTTGTTCCGCAGTTCCACCAGCGCCTGGCAATATTTATTACTCATTAAGCCCCCACGTAATTCCCTGACAGATACCACTCATCACCCGGTACAGCGCGCTTGCTGCTTTTCCGTAAACACCGCTCACGACGCGCAAGAAAATTGTTTCGCTCTGGCTGGGAGTGGCTTTCACGGAATGCCGCCATCCACACCGTTGCAGCACGACGGTATAAGCCCCTGGACTCCAGTTCTTCCGCCTGGCGGGTCAGGCACAAAATCACCCGCGGGTCGTTAGTGCCGACATAGAAATTGCGCACAGGTCTGGTTTCACGAACTGGTTGTGGTTCCGGATCCTGCGCTCTCTCAGTCAGGCGCGGGAAATGTCTGTGTGTATCTCCTTCACAACGGTGAGCCACACGCCCACTCTGACGTAACTTGCTTGCTGACTGCAGAACGCGCTGCCGTGAGTAACCTGCAAAAGCATCCGCAATGTCTCCGGAAGTACAGCCCGGATGGGCTTCAATGAATTTCTGAACGTCATTCAAAAGACTCATGATCACCCCCTGAATCCTGCCGGGATCTGGCTGTAGTCCACGTTGTCGTAACTGGCTTTGAAGTACGGGTCTTCACGTTTTTCTGTGTGCGTGCTGACGGATGGCGATAAGCGCAGGGAAAGCTCATCCCATTTTTCCCGCAACTTCGACGGGCTGAGCACGTTACGGCACCAGAACGGATCGCGGCTGACGCGGCTGTACATCTCGCAGATTTGTTTGTGAGTACGACCATCCTGCACACACATCAGGCGAATTTCGTTTGCCCATGCTGTCCAGTTCGGTTCTTTGGGACGAACCACCTCGCCGTCACATTCGGCGGCCTGCTCGTACAGGGCAATGATTTTTTTCCAGAGCCACTGTGCGCAGGTCAAATCATCCTGCGTTCCCCACTGGCGCTTTTTAGGGCTGAATACAACCGCGTCAGGATGGCGAGTTAAAAAATCCTGTTCAGCCGTCTGCGTGTCCGGTTGCGAAGCGTCCGGACGAGAAGGTTTTTTATCTGACGGATCATGTTTTGATTTTACTGACGGATCCCCGCCAGATTCTGACGGGTGAAAACCCGCTTTTTTGCCAGATTTCGACGCATCAAATTTTGACGTGTCAGATTTTGATGCGTCAGATTTTGACGGGTCAGAATCTGACAGTTGAGAAAATGCCGCTGCCTGAAGCTTCGCAACGTTAAGCTGATAAACATTCGACGCATTGCGGTTACCCTGGCGACGCGCCTTACGCGTTAACCAGCCTTCTGCTTCCAGCCGTGCGATAGCCGTTCTGACGGTACTCATCCCCGCGCCAATCTGACGGGCAATGGTTTCAATTGATGGCCAGCACACACCTTCGTCATTACTGAAATCAGCCAGGCGGGCCATAATTGCCACGCTGGATAATTTCATGCCTGATGCAGCGCAACCATCCCATACATAGCCGGTTAATTTAGTGCTCATGACCGACCTCTATTTCCCTGAATTTACGACGAAACTGTTCGAGCGGGCTGAAGCACTCATGCTCATAGCCTTCGCGGAGGTAGATAACTCGTTGTGTTTCCGGCTCCCAACGAATGACTCTGACGGGCACTCCGTAGTGATCTTTGAACCAGCGGTTAACTTGTCGCAAAGGACTGTCTCCTTCTGCCGGTTGAAATCACCCACAGCCCACTCAGCAAAGCTGTGGGTTACAATTTCCCTGTCACCTGGTACATTAACTGCATAGCAATACTCCACCTTCGCTTTTCCACCCGGTACAGGAAGCGCAATCAGTTGCGAGCGACGGTAGTGTGTTGTTAAACTGTTCATGCGTTAGTTTCTCCACAGTCACGACACGCCACGGCGCCCGGAGCTGCACACTCGCGGGCGTCATTACTTTCTGAAATGCAAAAGATTTTGTAGACCAGTGCTGCATGCTCCTGCAGCTTCGAAATTGAGAGATACAGCTCGTCGTTAATTGCTGTCTTCTCATGCGGTTCCACCACACCGTCTTCGATTGCCGAACGAATCTGTCTGGAATAACTGCCAATCTGTTCAATGACTTCCAGCAGGCGCTGGTTAATATCGGCGTTGTCCACATCCTCGACGTCAGGAAGAGACACAAAGACGCCATTTGCAGACTGCGCCACAGCGTCAGCAATGAAGTGAGTTCCACCAGCACGTTGCAAAATCATTGCCCATCCCAGCGGGAAAATCTGATCGCCATCGGCACGAAGGCGGTTAAATAATGCGTTTTCTGTTACATCCAGCCAGTCAGCTGCTTCAGCGTAACCACCCGGCAACGCTGCGATAGTTTTTCTGACAGCTTTCACGTACCACTCAGGCTGTTTTTCTACTTTCCAGTGATGCTTACCCACGGTTAGCCTCATCGTTCTGTGGTTTCTGTTAATCGATTTATCCATTAGATTTTTCATAAAGCTCAGGTTTAAATGGCAACCGTCCGCAAGTTCTATATGCAGCTTCTGCTGCACGTCCTTTTGGAATTAACTGGCCCGGACGGTTTCGCCACTGATAAACGGCTTCAGTTGTTATGCCGAAAAAAGCAGCAACTTTCTCAATACTGCCGAAGTAGCTTTCGATATCGTCAGTTGTCATACGCCCTCCAAACTAAGTTTTATTAGATACTAATTACAAATCTATCTTTGGTCAATAAAAACTAAGATTACTTAGCAATTCAAGAAATGGTGCTCCTATGGAAACGGTTGGTCAGCGTATAAAAGCTCTGAGAAGAGTTACCGGAACGTCCCAGAAAGAATTGGGTAAATTTTGTGGAGTAAGCGACGTTGCTGTGGGGTACTGGGAGAAAGACATCAATACCCCTGGTGGGGAGGCACTTTCGAAATTAGCGAAGTTCTTCAATACGTCAATAGATTACATTCTTTATGGTGCTGAGTTTGAAGGCAAACTCGTCACAAACATGCGCAGAGTTCCTGTAATATCGTGGGTTCAGGCTGGGCAGTTTACTGAGTGCAGGGCAGCAGAAGTGTTTAGTGAAGTGGACAAGTGGGTAGATACATCATTAAAGATTGGTGATAACTCATTTGCATTAGAGGTTAAAGGTGACTCCATGACTAACCCTAATGGCCTCCCAACAATACCAGAAGGCGCAACAGTGATTGTAGATCCAGATGCAGAACCTCGTCATGGAAAAATAGTCATCGCTCGACTTGATGGAACAAACGAAGCTACAGTAAAAAAATTAGTCATCGATGGCCCTCAAAAGTTTTTAGTGCCATTAAATCCTCGGTATCCCAACATCCCTATCAATGGTAATTGCCTTATCATTGGTGTAGTCAAAGGAGTTCAATACGAACTCTAAGACCTCTCTTCTCTAACTAAGGCACCGAACTAAGAAAAGTTTGGTGTTTTCTCTTGCCATAATAACTAAGTTAAGTTAGATTTTATATCAAAGATAACGAACAGGCAGGACGCCCACGAAGTAGCCGCCTGGGGCATATGAAGTCCAGGATGATTCGTTAGCAACAAAAAAGCGCCCTACAGGACGCTTAGCTCTTTAACAATCTGGATATCCACAACAGTAGCAATCTACAGATTGCCGTTAAGTTTTCTGGCCAACTCCTCAATGGATGGAGGCGATACGTAATCCGGATTTTTATTCATCAGAAACTTATTTTCACAGTGGAGGCACCTGCTTTTATGAAAAAGCTCATCTTCGCTAACCGGGAATGGTTGAAGTATCGATACTATCTTTTGTCCAAAACATTTTGGGCAAAGATGCATGGTTATGCTGTCACCGTTCACGATTACCTCCTTCGAGTATACAAAAGTACCCGACTCAAGTTGGTTAAGGATATAGCCTTCCGTCTGAGCCTCAAAGTTTTCGAATTCTGCAATTTTAGCTTTGAGAGAAGCATTTATTTCTTGATAAGAGCCCAGCAGTTCAACGAGAGACACGCATTCGCGCTGAATAGACGCAAGCTTTGAGTTCAGCTCACCAATAGCCGCATTTACTTCAGCTTGAGTTTTTGCCTCGTTCATTAGTTTTGCAATCTGGGCGATTTCACGAATAGCCGTCATTGCTGCCGTTAATTCAGCGATCACATTGAATACTCTTATTGTTGTTGGGGATATCCAGATTAACCGAATCCTTGTTGTTGGGGAATAACCAGGTCCACCTCGCCTGATGTGGCTAAAAGCAGGCACATAACAGCTAAGTATTTTCAACCAGAGAGAATCCTTAGCGTTGTGGTGAATGCGGCTCAGCGCACGCGGGTTAAGGTTGAGGCTGACAGTCGACCTTCTGTGGATACCCACCCGCCTGGTGTGCAACCTTCGCCAGGCACCGGGAGGCACCCGGCACCACAACTTTATGCTGTGTGTAGTCCTGGCGGTACCAGTTTGTACCCTTGCTTCCGGCTGGTACCGTCCTTTTTTGCAAAACAGAGAAGAGCATCACCGGACGACGGGCTCATAACCCAATCCATCCGGGCGGCTGCCACCGCAGGTGTTCTTCTCTGTTTTGTGGAGAAACCAACCGACCTTGCAGGGTCGATATGATGAGGAGCAGCAAAATGGCTAGCGAACGCAGTACTGATGTGCAGGCATTTATCGGGGAGCTGGACGGCGGCGTATTTGAAACCAAAATCGGCGCAGTTCTCAGTGAAGTCGCTTCCGGTGTGATGAACACGAAAACCAAAGGTAAGGTCTCGCTCAACCTAGAAATCGAACCGTTTGATGAGAACCGAGTGAAAATCAAACACAAACTCTCATATGTTCGCCCGACTAACCGCGGGAAAATTTCCGAAGAAGACACCACCGAAACGCCGATGTATGTCAATCGCGGTGGTCGCCTGACTATTCTGCAGGAAGACCAGGGACAGTTGCTGACTCTTGCCGGTGAACCTGACGGAAAACTCCGCGCAGCAGGTCGTTAATATCGTTTTTAATTAACTGATTATTTATCTCATCACTGAATATCTTTATATAGTGAGGACTTATTATGTCTCAGAACTTAGACGCAACCGCAATTAATCAAATCCATGCCCTTATTTCTGCTCAGGGTGTTAATGAAATTATCAGTAAGATTGGTGCCGATGCTGTGGCATTGCCTGAGAATTTCCGCATTCATGATCTGGAAAAATTTAATTTAAATCGCTTCCGTTTCCGTGGTACGCTTTCCACTGCCAGCATCGATGATTTTACCCGTTATTCTAAAGATCTTGCAGATGAAGGCACCCGCTGCTTTATCGATGCTGATAATATGCGTGCCGTCAGTGTGCTTAACCTAGGTACTATTGATGAACCAGGTCACGCAGATAACACCGCCACACTCAAACTGAAAAAGACAGCACCGTTCTCTGCTCTGTTGTCTGTTAACGGCGAGCGTAACTCCCAGAAGTCACTAGCAGAATGGATTGAAGACTGGGCCGACTATCTTGTGGGCTTTGATGCTAATGGTGACGCTATTCAGGCAACAAAAGCGGCTGCGGCTGTCCGTAAAATCACGATTGAAGCAAACCAGACCGCTGATTTTGAAGATAATGACTTCAGCGGCAAACGCTCCCTGATGGAGTCTGTCGAAGCGAAGACCAAAGACATTATGCCAGTGGCATTTGAATTTAAATGCGTTCCGTTTGAAGGTCTGAAAGAACGTCCGTTTAAATTACGCCTCAGTATTATCACTGGCGATCGTCCTGTACTGGTTCTGCGCATTATTCAGCTGGAGGCGGTGCAGGAAGAAATGGCTAACGAATTTCGTGATCTGCTTGTTGAGAAATTCAAGGACAGCAAAGTAGAAACCTTTATTGGTACTTTCACCGCCTGATTTCATTACTGCAAATGCCCCTGCGGGGGCATTTATGGAAACGTAATTTACTCAATAATCGCCGGATGGTGAGGGATTCTTTTTACCAGAATTCAGCGCGGTGCAGCGCATATACGTGGAGAACAAAATGTCATTTATTAAAACTTTTTCCGGGAAGCATTTTTATTATGACAGGATAAATAAAGACGACATCGATATTAACGATATCGCGGTTTCCCTTTCAAATATCTGTCGCTTTGCCGGTCATCTTTCGCACTTCTACAGCGTCGCCCAACATGCGGTTCTTTGCAGCCAGCTGGTGCCGCAGGAATTTGCTTTTGAAGCGTTAATGCATGATGCAACAGAAGCGTATTGCCAGGACATTCCCGCACCACTGAAACGCCTTCTTCCTGACTATAAACAAATGGAAGAAAAAATAGACGCCGTAATCCGTGAGAAATACGGGTTACCCCCAGTTATGAGTACGCCCGTGAAATATGCCGATCTCATCATGCTGGCAACCGAACGCCGCGATCTCGGGCTTGATGATGGCTCTTTCTGGCCTGTACTGGAAGGTATCCCGGCAACAGAGATGTTCAACGTGATTCCACTGGCACCGGGCCATGCCTACGGGATGTTTATGGAACGCTTTAACGAGTTATCGGAGTTACGCAAATGCGCATGAATGTTTTCGAAATGGAAGGGTTTCTTCGTGGGAGATGTGTACCGCGAGATCTGAAAGTAAATGAAACAGATGCTGAATACCTAGTGCGTAAATTCGATGCGCTTGAAGCTAAATGTGCAGCACAGGAAAACAAAGTAATACCAGTGTCAACTGAACTGCCACCAGCAAATGAAAGTGTTTTGTTATTCGATGCTAACGGAGAAGGCTGGCTAATTGGCTGGCGTTCTCTCTGGTACACCTGGGGACAAAAAGAAACCGGAGAATGGCAGTGGACATTTCAGGTCGGGGACCTTGAAAACGTCAATATCACTCACTGGGCAGTAATGCCAAAAGCACCGGAGGCTGGAGCATAATGACCACTTTTACCGACAAAGAACTGATTAAAGAAATTAAAGAGCGTATCAGCAGCCTTGACGTGCGAGACGATATTGAGCGCCGTGCTTATGAAATCGCACTCCTATCTCTGGAAGTAGAACCAGATGAACGCGAAGCTTATGAATTATTCATGGAAAAGCGTTTCGGTGACTTAGTAGATCGTCGGAGAGCAAAAAACGGCAATAACGAATACATGGCATGGGATATGACTCTCGGTTGGATCGTCTGGCAGCAACGAGCTGGTATCCATTTTTCAACAATGTCACAGCAAGAGGTGAAATAATGGAGCCATACAGCCTCACACTCGATGAGGCCTGTCATTTTCTCAAGATATCCAGACCGACTGCCATTAACTGGATACGCACAGGGCGTCTTCAGGCAACACGCAAAGATCCCACTAAGAATAAATCTCCTTACCTCACAACACGACAAGCCTGCATTGCGGCTCTTCAGTCTCCGCTGCATACTGTCCAGGTGAGCGCGGGTGATGGCATAACAGAGGAAAGAAAATGTCACTCTTCCGCAGAGGTGAAATATGGTACGCCAGTTTCACATTGCCGAACGGTAAAAGATTTAAACAGTCTCTTGGAACAAAGGACAAAAGGCAGGCGACAGAACTCCATGACAAGCTAAAGGCTGAAGCATGGCGGGTCAGCAAACTTGGTGAAATACCTGATATAACGTTCGAGGAAGCGTGTGTCAGGTGGCTTGAAGAGAAAGCACATAAAAAATCACTGGACGATGACAAAAGCCGGATCGGATTCTGGCTTCAACATTTCGCAGGAATGCAACTAAGAGACATTACTGAATCAAAAATTTATTCAGCAATGCAGAAAATGACGAACCGGCGTCATGAGGAAAACTGGAAACTCAGGGCAGAAGCATGCAGAAAAAAAGGGAAACCTGTTCCAGAATACACGCCAAAACCAGCGTCCGTTGCAACGAAGGCTACGCATCTTTCATTTATAAAGGCCCTACTAAGAGCCGCAGAGCGTGAATGGAAAATGCTGGATAAGGCACCAATTATTAAAGTGCCTCAACCAAAGAATAAACGGATCCGCTGGCTGGAGCCCCATGAAGCACAAAGGCTGATTGATGAATGTCCGGAGCCATTAAAGTCTGTTGTTGAATTTGCACTGGCAACAGGCTTAAGACGCTCGAACATCATCAACCTTGAATGGCAACAAATAGATATGCAGCGCCGGGTGGCATGGATAAACCCGGAAGAGAGTAAATCAAACCGCGCAATTGGCGTTGCGCTGAATGATACTGCATGTCGCGTATTGAAAAAACAAATCGGGAATCATCACCGTTGGGTATTTGTGTACAAGGAAAGCTGTACCAAACCAGACGGAACGAAAGCGCCAACAGTAAGGAAGATGCGGTATGACGCAAACACAGCCTGGAAAGCGGCGCTGAGACGGGCTGGTATTGATGATTTCAGATTTCACGACTTGAGACACACCTGGGCAAGTTGGCTGGTTCAAGTCGGAGTCCCGTTGTCAGTGTTACAGGAAATGGGAGGCTGGGAGTCTATCGAAATGGTTCGTCGATATGCTCACCTTGCACCTAATCACCTTACCGAACACGCACGGCAAATAGACTCGATCCTGAACCCATCGGTCCCAAATTTGTCCCAGTCAAAAAATAAGGAAGGTACTAATGATGTGTAACTTATTGATTTTAATGGTGCCGATAATAGGAGTCGAACCTACGACCTTCGCATTACGAATGCGCTGCTCTACCAACTGAGCTATATCGGCCCTGAAAGGACATGTTCACGAACGTGAATCACGGTGGGCAAGGTTAAAACTAACCGGGCGATGCGTCAATGGCCTTGTGAATCAAATGGCTACTTTTGCATCACCCGGTTTTATTTACGCACGAATGGTGTAATCACCAATGCCGATCCACTTGTAAGTGGTCAGTGCTTCCAGCCCCATTGGGCCACGCGCGTGGAGTTTTTGTGTGCTTACCGCCACTTCCGCACCCAGACCAAACTGGCCGCCGTCGGTAAAACGCGTAGAGGCGTTAACGTAAACAGCGGACGAATCCACTTCGTTAACAAAACGCTGGGCGTTGCGCATATCGCGGGTCAGGATCGCATCGGAGTGTTGTGTGCCGTGTTCACGAATATGGGCGATGGCATCGTCAAGATCGCTGACGATTTTGACGTTCAAATCTAATGACAGAAACTCATCGTCATACTCTTCGGCTTTAACAGCAACCACCTTCGCAGGGCCTGCCTGCAACTGCGCCAGTGCAGCTGCATCTGCGTGTAATGTCACGCCGCTTTCCGCCATTTGTTTGCTTAATGCGGGCAGGAAGCTATCGGCGATGTTTTTATTCACCAGCAACGTTTCAACCGTATTACATGTGCTCGGACGCTGAGTTTTCGCGTTGACGATCACTTTTAATGCTTCAGCGATCTCTACACTTTCATCAACGTAAATATGGCATACGCCTATACCACCTGTGATCACCGGGATTGTCGACTGTTCACGGCACAGTTTATGCAAACCAGCGCCACCACGCGGGATCAGCATGTCGATGTATTTATCCATACGCAGCATTTCACTGACCAGCGCACGGTCAGGATTATCAATCGCCTGCACGGCACCCGCCGGTAAGCCGCAGGATTTCAGGGCGTCCTGAATCACCGCCACCGTTGCAGCGTTAGTGCGACACGTTTCTTTGCCACCGCGCAGGATCACCGCATTACCGGTTTTCAGGCACAGCGAAGCGACATCAACCGTCACGTTCGGGCGCGCTTCATAAATCACGCCAATAACCCCCAGCGGTACGCGACGACGCTCAAGACGCAGGCCGCTGTCCAGTACGCCGCCATCGATTACCTGCCCCACCGGATCGGCGAGGTTGCACACCTGACGTACATCGTCGGCAATGCCTTTCAGCCGTGCGGGCGTCAGTGCCAGACGGTCAAGCATCGCTTCGCTAAGGCCATTGGCTCGCGCGTCAGCAACATCCTGGGCGTTAGCGTTGAGGATGATTTCGCTTTGTGCTTCCAGTTCATCGGCGATTTTTTCCAGCACGCGATTTTTTTCGCGGCTGGAGAGTTGCGCTAATTTATACGAGGCTTGCTTCGCGGCAATGCCCATTTGTTCCAGCAT